CTCAACTCCAGGCTTCTCACAATATTAGGGATTAAACATGACCGAACTAAGACGTGACACCACAACACCAAACTGGTATAGTCAGAAGCCGCTGGGTCGTTCACAGACTCTTGACAAGATTTATATTGGATTTGTGAGAGAGGTTAACGATGATGCCCGCATGGGTCGCCTCATGGTGTGGATACCCGAGCTAAGTGGTGGAAACGGTCAGGATAGGTCCACTTGGTTCACTGTGAGATACTGTAGTCCGTTTGCCGGGGCTACAAGTGTTTATGACAACAAACCCAATAGCAACAGCTACAAAGACAGCCAGAGAAGCTATGGCATGTGGTTTGTGCCACCGGACCTCGACAATGAAGTAATAGTTGCCTTTGTAAATGGCGACAGCAGTAACGGTATTTGGATGGGCTGCCTTTACCAACATAATATGAACAACATGGTGCCGGGAATAAGCGGTGACCACGGCGTGTCAGATATACCTGTTGTGGAATACAACAAACGAAACACTGTCAGCGGTGATCCAGATCAGAGTAAACGGCCAGAATTTGCACCTCTACGAGATCAGTTAATAAAACAAGGATTAAACACCGACACTGTGAGAGGAATAACCAGTGCAAGTGCTCGCAGAAATGATCCTATAAACAGTGCGTATGGATTCTTGACTCCTGGGGGCAGCCAAATAGTCTTTGATGACAACCCCAGCAACGCCTACATAAGATTCCGCACAGTAAACGGCGCGCAGGTGTTGATAAACGACAACACCGGAAGCATCTACATGAACAGTGTGGATGGAAAGAACTGGGTTGAACTCAGTGCCGGCGGTGAAATTGACATTTATGCACAAGCAGACATAAGCATCAGATCAAACGGCAGCTTGAACCTGCGAGCCGATCTGGATATCAACATGGAAGCTGGTCGCAGCATTTATATGAAAGCATGTGACGAAGCCAACGGTCCCATTCCCGACATTACCATCTTACTGGACCCCACTGATGTCACAGCAGCCATTCTGGGAAAGTCCACATATACCTATACAGGGCAATGGCAAAGCAGCGCATCAGGAAAAATAACCACTTCCACTGTGGTTTTCAATGAAGGGTTGATTGTGGAGTTTCGTAGAAATATAGACACTGCCTACAATCTTATTAGCTACACCGTAAGTGGAGTAAACACCAGCATTCAACTAACACCAACACCTGACACAACAACAAGCTCGGGCGGCGGCGCGATCAAAATGCAGGCAGCCCAGGAGTTTCATATCGCCAGCCAGAAAAATATGTATATCAGCAGCCAAAAGGATTTACATCGCAGTAGTGGTGCAAACATGTTCGATACTGCCTTTGGCAGCTGGGACAGACGTGCAGGAGGGTATATTCACGATGCCAGCGGCGGAGATTTTGGGGTTCTCAGTACGGGGAACTTTGTTCTTACTTCTCCACGTGTTGATGTAAATGGTCCACAAGCGCCTGTGCCCAAGGTCGCCATACCAGCAACTACCCCAGTCACACTACAGCAAAAAGACATGGAAATCATAACAGATGGTGAATTTAGATATATCCTAGCCACCACCATTATGCCCAGACTGCCCTACCACGAGCCATACACCGGACACGATGCGCGAGTATTTGGATTAAACGGCAACGTAGATCAATCGCCTGCCACCCCGGGCACACCAGCATTGCTTTCGGGACAGATTATTCCCGGACAGTCAAAACCTCTTGATATCATTGGCAGCCCCAAAGCAGGAATGCAGTATGGCAGATACACCGGCGAGGGATATGACGACAAAGGACAGCCAATCTACAAATATGCAGGCGAAGCGACTGGTCTTGCATCAGCTGGCAGCTACAATGTATCTGCCAACTTGGTGAGGTTTGTCAAGGATTGTGAGTCACTCAAATACAGCGTTTATCCCGATCCCAAAGGTCTGCCCACTGTGGGGTATGGACACTTGCTCACGGCACAAGAAAACGCCACTAAAACTATTGTGATTGGTGGCAATACAGTGCCGCTGTCGTCACCCCTGACTCAAACACAATGCGATACCCTACTGAGCCAAGACTTGTATAACGACGGGGTGGTGCATATTCAAAGGATGGTGAAAGTTCCGCTCACACAGGCACAGTTTGATGCACTGGTTAGTTTTGTGTTTAATGTAGGGCAAGGCCGCCTTGCCAGCAGTACACTGTTAAAAGTCCTCAATCAAGGAAACTATGCCGACGTGCCACCAGAGCTTATGAAATGGACAGGAATACCAGTTTTAAAGGGACTTGTGACACGCCGGGAAGCCGAAGCTGCCATGTTCCAAGGAAACTCTGTTAATAATGCCTGATTACCAACAGGTATAACTCCTCAAATTCTCGCATTGCTTGTTTTCATCGAATGCGTGTGGGTTTAGATCAAGTTCTTGCCTACGCTGCTGGTATACAACTGCAAAATGTCCTCGGCAATCATTGTCATTATAGCAGCTGAGAAACTCACTGTGACATGTTCTATCATCACTGCAATCATTGTTCGCAAAGCTAACAATGCGATCTGATTCCCGCATGCTGCGATGTGAAGAGTAGTTGCGTTGATAGGTAAATACAGTGGGATGACGAGGGTTTGTGCCTACCCAGTTAAATCCATCCAACACTGCCAGCGTTATTCCAAATCCCGACGTTAACAGGAACACTGCAATGCCCAGCGGTGGCCAGATTTGATACAGACTACCACAAAGCGGAAGAAATAACAGGGATGCTGCAAGCATCACCCAAGGACTATCACTACCTATAATGCTGGCATGCGAAGGTTCAGCAATTATTAGCATAGACAGCGATAACATCACAATCTTTTTCATTTTAACCTCTCAAGAAATAATTAATCGGGCCCAGTAGTATCAAAAATAGTATAGCAACAATCCAAATAGGCCACACTATGTCCATGGTTACTTTAAACCAGTAAATCGTAGTGGGAGTGATAAGCAAAACAAGAAACAGAATCCAAAAAAACATGGTTTATTTTCCTTCCAATCTGAGGTCCAAGGTGTTGACCACCCGGTTATTGTCCAGCACTGCATCCAACACTTGCCCCTTGGCAATCAGCATTTCCGCCATGCTTTCTTCGATGGTACCCTCGGCTACCAGGTTGAACACTGTGACCGAATCAGCATCTTGCCCAATGCGGTGGATACGGTCCACGCATTGGCTGATCTCACCCGGAGTCCAGGGCAACTGAACAAACGCCACTGCCTTGGCAGCAGTAAGTGTGAGCCCAAAACCGCCAGCAGTAATGCCCACCAAAATCACCCGCACCTGAGGATCGTTCTGGAAACGCAGCACAGCATCAGCGCGCTCTTCGTCAAGGACGCCACCGTAGATCACAGCCACAGCGCCCTTATACTGGGCGTCCTGCTCCAGTTCGCTCTTGATGGTCTCAATAACCTGCCGGTTATGTGCAAACACCACCAGCTTCTCACCTTCTTCGGTGTAGTCGCGAATCCATTCCACAGTGCTGGCCAGCTTGGCATATCCGGCAATCTCACGCAGCTTCTGGATGGCCACAATGGCATCGTCGGTCTTGGGTACATTGCCGCCCATACGCACAATGGCTTCCATGCCACCCTGCCAGTTGACGCCATTGAAGGCATTTTCCACGCTATCATACTCAGCGCGGTCAAAGTCCAAGGGGATGGTGCGGTAAATCTTGGGCGGCAGAGACTTGAGCACGTCTGCCTTGAGGCGGCGCAGCATCACATGCTGGTTCAACAGCGTGTTGAGCTCGTCAGTGTTGCTGGCGCCGGTAAAATCCCAACCAAACTTGTTTTTCTGTGCGTCACAATAGCGAAACGCGAACTTGATAAACGAGCTGAACTGTGGCACATAGCTGCCCACAGCGCGCACACTGGTGTAAATCTCACGCGGGCGGTTCACAAGCGGCGTGCCACTCATGAGCGTCACTGCGCCAATCTTGTGGCCCGTGCTCACAGTGCGACGCTTGCCGCCGGGCAGCTTCTCGTCGTATTCGCCAGTGGCCAAGCGGATCATGGCCTGTGTGCGTCGGGCATCTGGGTTCTTGATCTTGTGGCTTTCGTCCACCGCCATGAAGCGGATGTTGAGCGCCTCGATGTTGCTGACGTTGGCAGCCAAAATGTCGTAATTCATAACATACAGGTCAGCGTTTGAAACAGGCGTCTTGCTATAGATGACGTTAGGGTGGCGCGCGACGCGCTTGGCCGTTTCCTTCTTGGAATAAGCCTTGCCTACCACATTGATGCGATAACGCTCGCCCGTCATGGCCAGGATTTCATTGCGCCAGTTGAATTTCAGCGTGTTGGGCACAACCACCAGCATGGGGAACATGGCGTTCTTGTGGGCGTAGGCCATGACCTGCACCGTCTTGCCAGTGCCTTGCTCGTCGGCCAAAATGCCCGTGCCGCCCTGCGCTTCCATCCAGGCAACGCCAGCGCTCTGGAAATCCTTGAGTTCGAACTTGAAACCCGGGATGGTGCGCACCTGCGGAATGCTGCTGAGCAGCTCGCTCACGCCCGCGTCCATGTTGAGGCCGTGCTTGACGCACAGGCGGCGGATCTTACGGGCGTTTTCAACTGTGGCGGGCACGTTCAACATCGCGTATTCCTTGCTCTATGACGTCATAATAGCAC